AAATTGTAGGCGTTGGTGGCCTCCATTGTTCTGGCCGCGCCCATGCCGCCGGTAAGCAACGCTTGACCACCAGCCGGATTGGCGATACGCCCGCCCAAAGCAGAACCCAACTCCAGCGGCTGCTGGCCAATTGACTCAATGCCAGTCACGCCTTGCAAGTATGCTTGGTAAGGCGTCAGCGCCGTCACCTGGCCCTGATAGCCTTGCGTGAGCAGGTTGCCCGCCGTGCCGAGCAAACCAGCGCCAAACGATGTCTGCTGTTGACCGGCTTGCATGGCCTGTGCAGCCAAGGCAGCGTCTTGCTGGGCAATGGCGTTGTAGTAGGCTTCCATCTCAGGGCTGGCAGCACCAAGTCCAGCACCACCGCCTGGGCGCTCGCCCGTAGCGCCAACAGCCAAACCGCCTCGGCCAGTTTGGAACAAGCGGTTTTGCAGTTGAGCAAACTCACGCTCGCGACTTGGGGCCAGCAGGTTCTGTTGGCTCGCCATGTACTGCTGCGCGGCGGCTTCTGGAGACTGGGCCAAGTATTGCTGGCCAAGGCCGAACAGACCTTGAGCGCCAGCGGCCAGTGGAGCGAACTGCTGCTGGCCCATCTCAGCTTGCGACAGACCGCCAGCAGACAAGGCCATCAAGCGATCTTGATAGGCTTTTAGTTCTGGTGAGACTTCATAGCCAGCGCCCGATACGCGGCCATCCGGGCCGTACTGGAAATTAGACTGACCAAAGCGCGTCGTAATCCCTACCGGGCGAAATCGCGCTTCTTCAGCCGCAATTCGGGCCGCATCAATTTGCGCTTGCGCCGATTTACGCGCTGCGTAAGCGCTCGAATCGGCCTGCATTGCTCCGCCTAAAAGGGCTGCACCGGCTGCAATAAATGGCATATCAATCTCCGATCAAAATTTCGTCCACCTTTGACGGGTCTTTCTCGTCGGTGGCGTGAATACAAAACCAAACGCAGTCCGTGACGGCCTTAACGCCATGCGTCACACCTGCCTTAATCTCAATGCAAGCTGGCGCTTCTACGATCTCAATAACATCGCCCTTCATCACAGCAACCTTGCCAGCAGCCAGAATCGACAGATGGCTAAACGTGTGCGTGTGCTTCAGGACGGCCGTGCCTGCGAGAATCACCGCTTGCTTGGCGTACAACCCATCGCTGAAGTGATGCGTGATCATTAACGAAGTTCCGCCCACGCGCGGGGCGAAGTCCCTGACACTTTGTAGTAGATGTTGTTCGGAATGATCCCATACAAATTGTCAAAAGTTCCACTTGCGCCGTCTTGCCCAGATATTTGAATTCGACCAGTGTCAGACGCAGTTGTATTTACGTAAAGAGACGCGCCGCCAGCATTGGTTTGAACACCTATATAAATCGGTCTGCCCGTTGTGTTTTGATACCAAACGTCATCATCACGAGAACTTAAAACATCTTGCCATGTTTGGTTGACTCCAATGGCAACAGCGCCAAGTCCTTCAGCCGTTACAACCAAAGAAGAACTAGAGCCAGCTTGCGCTTCCGCTGTGGTGGCAAGTTCAACTACACCAGTTGCCGTGGTTGATGCTGCCTGCTTGATGTTTGCAAAGGCTTCCGATGCTGATGTCGCGGCAGTGCCGCCATTGGCTAGGGGAAGTGTCCCAGTAACGCCGGTAGTTAAAGGCAAACCAGTTGCATTGGTCAGCGTGCCGGACGAAGGAGTACCAAGCACACCGCCGTTGATCAACGCCGCCCCCGTTGATCCTACGTTAACCGCCAATGCAGTGGCGACGCCAGTGCCAAGACCAGACACGCCCGTGCTGATAGGCAAGCCCGTAACATTTGTCATTACTCCGCTTGTTGGCGTGCCCAGGGCTGGCGTAACAAGCGTGGCGCTCGTAATCGTAGGCGACGTAGTGTCAGCCTTGGTGGCAATGGCGACCGAGATGTTGTTGAACTCGGTATTGATCTCCGTGCCCTTGACGATCTTAAGCGGGTCGCCAGAAGGCAGCGCGTCTTTGGTCGCAAAGTTGGTACTCTGTGTGTAATTGCTCATGTCATCTTCCCATCTTTTGACTGGATTTCAATCCGCTGGATAGACAGCGGCGCTCCGTTGATGTTCGCCTCGTAACCGGTTTGCACAATTTTACCGCTGCCAGTGGCTTGCGCGCTTAATGTCTGCAAGGCCACGCCGTCCGAATATTCAGCGATGTCGTACTCTGCAATGCCGTATTCAGATACGCCTTGAGTAGGAATCAAAACGTTGGCCGACAGGTAGTTGGCCGTGAAGTCAAAGCCCCACTTCATCGTCAAATACTGATTCGTGCCGCCAATCACCACCACCTTGAGCCGCTTGAGTAGGGACGTAATATTGGCGTTGCCAAGGTCAGCGTGGTTGGTAAAGTATTGCATCCGATACGAAGACGTATGGTCTTGGTAAGTCCCGTACTTTCCGATATAGCCGTTTTTGCCGATCAAAACGTCGCCGTTGCGGCGTGAAAGAAGCGCGGTAGGCTCGATCACGTTCCAGTTAGTGACGCGAAATGACCCATCCTCTAACTGAATGCGGGTGTCAAAGCAGTAAACCTCTTTGACCGACGGCAGCGTAAGCAGATAGAACGCCTCCGATTCCGAGTAAACCGACTTGATGTTGGCCAGCGTTTCGCCCGCCACAATCCCCATCAGGTCGCTACGCACGTTCTTCGACAGATCGCCAATCGGCGCAGACTTCTCCACAATCGTGCGAGCAAACGAGCGCACGCCAGAGTTGGATAAGAACAGCACATCCTTGCCGGTAGACTGGATGGAGTCACGGGCAATGCAGCCAATACCGCCAACCGTGTCGGCCAGCGTCATGGTGGCTGGGGTCGTGGCGTTGGCGTAGACCAGAATCTGGCGCTTGCCAAAGATGATCAGAAAGCCGTTGTGCGCTGCCAGCCCTTGCACCTCGTCCGCGCCTTGAGGCCAGACGCGATCAACATTCAGCGAGCCAGCCGTGCCGGTAGACCATACCTGGCCAGCCAAGAGGTCTGAAAAGTAAACCGTGTTTTTAACTGTGGAAGTATTGGCCACCCACAGACGGCCAAACGCAGCGAGTGCGATGTTGCCACTAGGCACCGTCGCCACATAGCCTGACTTCTCGCTTACGCGACGGTAGGTCGTGGTGCTGACAGCCGGGTCAAAAATCAGCGGGTCGTGTCCAGTTTGAAAGAAATAAGTGATGCCGTTGAGCGACGTGCATGACCAGTTGCTGGCTGTGATTGTCGGCGCAGTGCCGCCACCGCCGTAGGTTAGTTCTGACACAGCGTTCGAGCCGTCCAGCTTGAACAGCTTGTTGTTGCCCGCGAACAGAACTGTCAAAGTGCCGTCAGTTTGCACCAACTCATGAATGACGCCGACATCATTCGCGCCCAAGTTGCCAGACGAGGAGTTGACCCTAGACCAGCCCTTGCGCGAGCCAATTCGACCGTACTGATCAATGATGCAGTTTGTAGCAACCAAAGCAAAGCCAGCCGCCAAGTCTAATGGCGAGTCTTGCGTGTTCAGGCCAAAGAAGCCTGGTGCCGAAATGCTGGCTGTTTGGAGGACTTGACTCATACCGCGACAAACTCTTGGTTTTCTGGGTAGCGCGTGCCTTCCAGAGCAATGTAGTCTGCCAGCATTTGCCGATACAGCTTGTAGGACTCCGACACGCTAAAGCCGCCGTCTTCACCACGCTCGATCAGCGCCCTTGCATAGGCGTTCTGCACCACCAGTACGTCAGGCACTAAAACAAACGTGCCATCAGCCGCTAAAGGGGCTTGCGGCACGGTTAGCGAGAACGGAATGTTGTAAACGCCATCCGGGCGTGCGTACAGCACAACTTTTGTGTCGCCGTTGGCATCTACGCCATCGAACGAGTAGTATTCAGGAATGCCGTTTATGGCGGGCACGAAGTTCTGAAAGCGGTTCATCTCCACGAAACTGATATTTCGCAGGCCGACGTTGGCTGTCGTGTTGATGGCGTCCATCACCTGAAACTTCTGCCCTGCGCCCGTCATTGAGTAAACGTAGTCGCTGGCATTGGTCGTGATCGTGACCGTCTGGCCAAGCACGTTCCAAGCGTAGGCATCCTCAATCTCGCGCTTCGCGTCATTGATGAACAGGCCGATCAGGGTCGAGTATTGCGTCTCACCATTGGTAGAAACTTGCGTTTCGCGCAACCGCACAAGAACCGAATTGATGAGTTGTAGATAGGTCATTGGCGGGTCAATCCTATTTCTTCAAAGGTAGCAATGACGGTAAACGTGCTGCCAGCTTCGGTCGTAACTCTTAACTGATCACCTTCTTCAAAGACAATGTAGGCGTTTCCATTAAATTGAATGTATTCTTTAGTCGTGAAAGCGTACGCGGTCAAAATATCCAATGAAGTATTGGCGCTGGAGTCGTACCATTGA